CAATTATACTGCTAAGAAACTACATCACGAATACCTTACAATAGAGCATCTTCTATTTGCTATGCTGTCCGAAGAATCGTTTAGTGGTGCTATCGACGGATTTGGTGCAAATTCAACTTCACTTAGAAATGAGTTAAGCGAATATTTAAAAACTAAATGCGAAGAAATTACCACTCAAGATGTTGTAGTTAAACCTAAAAAGACACAAAGCGTAGAGCGTGTACTTAATCGTGCGTTCACACAAGTGTTGTTTAACGGACGTCAGCGTATTGAACCTACGGACGTATTCCTTGCCATGATGGGCGAGAAACGTAGCTGGAGTTTTTATTACATCCAAAAAGCTAATATTGACAAAGATAAATTTAACGATTTCATTAACAATGCCACTGATGAAGTTGATCAAGAAGAATCGCAAGGTCCTGGCGACCAACAAGGCGAAAGAGCACTAAAAGCGTTTACTAGCAATTTAAATGACATGGTGCAAAAGCAAAAGATCGATCCTGTTATCGGTCGTATTGACGAATTAGAAAATATTGCACTTGCATTAGGTCGTCGTAGCAAAAATAACGTTATCCTAGTAGGAGATCCTGGAGTAGGTAAGACTGCTATTGCAGAAGGCCTTGCCTTTAATATTGTAAATGGCTCTGTTCCTGACTTCCTCAAAGAGTACAAGGTATATAGTTTAGATATTAGTGCTATGCTTGCGGGCAGTAAATACCGTGGAGACTTTGAAGAACGTTTTAAACTAGTTATCAAAGCCCTACAGAAGAAAGGTAAGACTGTGCTGTTCATCGACGAGGCACATATGATCTCTGGCGCAGGATCTGCTAGCAACTCTGCTAACGATCTCGCTAACATGATGAAACCGGCTTTAAGCAAAGGCAACATTAAAGTTGTGGCCAGTACTACCTGGGAAGAATATCGTAAACACTTTGAAAAGGATCGTGCATTAATGCGTCGTTTCCAACGCATTACTGTTGACGAGCCTACCATGGAAGTTACTAAGCAGATCCTTAAAGGTATTAAGAAATACTATGAAGGTTTCCATAGTGTTAAAATTCGTGATGATGCAATCGATGCCGCTATTAAGTTAAGTGTTAAGTATCAAACAGACAAGAAGTTGCCGGATAAAGCAATTGACTTGATTGATTTGGCTTGCTCACGCTTTAACTTGAAGATTAGCGATGACCGCATTATCGGCGAACGTGAAGTTCAATACGAACTTGCTAAAATGATTCAAATGCCTGAAGAAAAGATCATGGAAACTGAATCTAGTAACTTGGCAAGTTTAGAATCTAATGTTAATGCTGACGTGTACGGACAAGATACTGCAATTACAGAAATTGTAGATAAGATTATGGTTGCACAAGCTGGTCTTAAATCTGAAAATAAACCTATTGGATCATTTGTATTCATGGGCCCAACAGGAACTGGTAAAACAGAAACCGCTAAGTCACTAAGCAAACACTTAGGTGTTAAGTTGTTACGTTTTGATATGTCAGAATATCAAGAGAAGCATAGCATTAGTAAGTTAATTGGTAGCCCTCCTGGATATGTTGGCTTTGAAGAAAATGCAGGTCAATTGATCACTAGTATTCAAGAGTCACCTAATGCTGTATTGTTGTTAGATGAAATTGAAAAAGCACATCCTGATGTAATGACTGTATTATTGCAAGTAATGGACAATGGATTTATTACAGGATCAAATGGTAAATCAGCAGACTGCCGTAACCTAGTGCTTATCCTTACAACTAACGCTGGCGCTCAAAGTGCTGAGAAGAACGCAATTGGATTTGGTGGGCAAGAGAAAGATTATAGCGATGCAGACTTGAAGAAATTCTTGACTCCAGAGTTCCGTAATCGTTTAGATGGCATTGTTACATTTAAGAAGCTTGCTAAAGAAACTATGGTTAAGATTGTTGGCAAGTTCATTGAAGAGTTGCGTGGCCAAGTTAAAGACAAGGGCATTAAAGTCAAACTAGATAAGGAAAGTACTAATTGGTTAACTACCAATGGTTTCGATCCTAAGATGGGTGCCCGTCCGTTACAACGTGTTATCGACAAAGAAATCAAACGTCCATTAGCTAAACTAATGTTGTTCGGTGATCTTAAGAACGGTGGTGCGTTAAATATTACAGTAGTAGACAACAAGCTAATGCTAATTGCTATTCCAAAAGAACCTAAGGTGCAATTACTAACGGCAGAACCTGTTACGTCGCTACTTGACGAAAATGCTCTTTAAGACTACTAGAAGTTTATTTCGAGGAAAATACCAGTACAAAATCGTACTGGTATGTTCCGGTGCCAGTGTGTTTAGGAATATAGAAGATGCGCTAGATAAACTAACAAAAGTCGTTATTAATGGAAAACACACTCTCAGAACAATCAAAACACAGGACGATTTAGACTACGCACGTAAAGTAGCCAACGCTTTATCAGGACAAACAGAATTCGATGTTCGTGTAGAAAGTCCCTGGATCAGCATTTACACTAATGATCGTAAACTTGTTAATAATTTAGCTAACATAGATCAAAGTAATGTAAAATATATTTGCGAACCCTCTTCTAATAACTTAGAAGCTGGTACTGTTGTCATGCCCAAGATGAACTACGATTATCGTGTTACGCTGGGTAAAACTACACAACCCAACCTACCATTTGTAGAATGGGCTGAGAAAAGTGCAAAATGTAAGATGACAAAGAGTTGCATACGGGATTTAAACAAACCTCGCAGTTGGGGCGGCACACACTTCTATATCACAGGTGATAACAACTTACTCATGGCAAAAATGCACCTTGGCGGGTGTATAGCTAAGGTTGAACGCATAATCAAAGCATAGTTTGTTCCTACGCAAAGCGATAAATACTGATAAGTGCAGAGTTTTCTGTAGGAATAAATTTACGGGTTTAATATGCGAATAAGAGAATTATTAGAAAATGCCAACTTTAAGGAGTTGGATTTTATTAAAAAAAGCGGTGATAAAACCGAATTAGACTACGACCTAGTGGATGACTTAATTCACTACATGCACAATGACGACAACGTATATCGTCGCAACGTTTACCCAACTTTATCAAAATGTATCGACCTTGTTAAAGGTAAGCAACCAACTCACAGCAAAATGTTTGCTGAAGCCATCAAAGAAGCATACAAACAATACAAAAAAGAATATCCTATCCGCATTCTTCCTGACGAACTAGAAGAAGACACTCTTAAAGAAGCATGTACTAAAATACATGAAGAATTTAAAGAGCATATCAGAATTGGAAAGTACAAGGACTAATAATGCTGTTAAGAGAATTGTTTACCAATGTACGAAAGCCCATCTTTGAAGGTGGAAATATTTGGCCGGAATCGGAAGGTTTCGATCAAGCAATTGCCGCTGAGATGGCACGTGAAACAGAAAAGTATCTTAAAGGTGTACATACTCCTGTACATTTAATCGGTAGTGCGGCAACGCCAACTCCCGGTAAAATAAGTGGTGACCTAGATGTTATGATTGACATCAATCCTTTAATGCAACAATTTGGCACTAAGGATGGAAAAACTACTCGTATCGAATTAGAAAAATATTTACAAAGTGCAGGCTTACAAACAAAACGAACTGGTGTAACTGTACATATCTTGTTACCTTTCAAAGGTAAATTTTATCAAGTGGATATCAAAGCAGTACCCAATGCAGAGAAAGTTCATAAGTTCCACCATCATGCAATACCTCAAGGTAGCCCATACAAAGGTGTACACAAGCAAGTTATTCTAAGTACACTAGCATCTCACAAAGGAATGTTATGGTCACCTGATGAAGGATTATATGCTAGAGATGAACAAGGTAAGAAATCACAGTTCATCAGTAATGACTTAAATGCTATTGCTAAAAAATTGCTTGGACCACAAGCTAATGCTACTAATTTAGGAAGTGTGGAAGCTATTTTAGATTCTATTCCAGACGAAGCATTACGTAACGAAGTTTTACAAAAAGCAAGCGCAGGTTCAAGTTGGCAACATGTGCAACCTCTTAACGAAGCGGCGGCTCCCGCAGTTGGAAGAAAATATCAACACATCGAAGATCTAGTGTTTACAAATGGTAGCACTGGTGGATTACATGCTATTGAACGTCTACGTCACATGACTAGCAAAGGTGGTAGTATAGAATTAAAATGGGACGGCAGTCCTGTTATATACTGGGGTCGTGATGAACAAGGCGTGTTCCACATGTATCCTAAAAATGCATGGGATTACATGAAGCGTGGTACAACACATACTAAGAGTGGTGTGACTACTATGATGAATGATCCAGATGATGTTGCAATGTTTGTACTAGGCACAGGAACAACACAACCTGGACAAGAAGAACAACGTAAAGCATTTGCTCGTGGACTTGCTGATTTATGGCCTTACTTTGAAAAGATTAGTCCTAAGTCAGGATACATCGAAGGTGGTATTTTATTCAGTCCATTAAAGCCAGCACAATTAAATCCTAGCACACACGAATATGATTTCCAACCTAACATTACTAGTTTCCACATTCCACAAGATAGTGAACTAGGTAAAAAGATTGCCAATGCAAAAGTTATGGTTGCCGCAACTGGATACTATACACACATTGGTGCAGACGAAACACGGTATCCAGATGCTGAGAAATTATCAACTCCAGATGTAATTGTACAAGGCACAACTTATGTTGAACATCCGCCTAAAGTAGACGATGCTGGATTAAAGCATGCCGAAGACTATATTAAGAAAAATAAAGCATTGATTGATAGTTTTATTGCAGGACAACCTGGGTTAAGTAAACCAGGTGATGTGCTATATTCATTCTTTAATCAAAACTTGCGTGTTGCTGGTGTTAAACAACAATTTGCAAACTGGGCACAGTCTAAATTAAGCAATACACAATCACAAAAAGTTTTAAGCCATCCTGGATTAGATGCAATATTAACTGCTGTTGAATTATTAACTCATGAAAAGATGAAAGTAATTAATTCATTAAGTGCAGGCACACACGGCGGCATTAGACAAACAAAACCAGAAGGATATGTGCAAGCACATCCTGGTGGAAAATTCAAACACGATTTACCTGGACAGTTTGTTAAAACTATTGACCAAGCAAATTGGGCTCCAAGGAAAGACTAATGTTACTACGTGAATTTCTTAATCGCACAGGACAAGGTAAAACCGCAGTAGTCGGTTGGGGTCGTGGCATGGGTCACAAAGGACACATGTTTTTAGCTAGTAGCGTTATTACACAAGCACGTGAAGAAGGTGCAGATCCTTATTTTGTGGTTAGTCGTACTGTAGGTAAAGATGATCCAGTTACTCCTGAAGAAAAATTAGCAATATACAAAAAAGTATTTCCAAAGCATGGACACATTTTCCATACTGCTACTGACGAAATGCCGGATTTAAACAA